ATGAACGATCCTATGTTTGTCGAAACGCTGATTATCTCCTCATCGTTTTTTATTATCGCGATTATTTTGATTGCTTCCGTGCTGCTGCTGGAAAACGGCTGACCGTTAGCCAGCCGCAGTATTTATTGTTTACGGAACGTCACCAGTTCAGGACGGGCGATACGCAGATAGTCCTGGGTGTCCATAATCACCGACTTTTCCAGCAGGCCGGCGTTAAAGGCGATCTCATCGAAGCGCTCAAACAGCAGCGGATCGGCGACCAGCGTCAGATCCGGATGAAAGCTGAAGGGGGGAATGGCGCCGAAGACGCAGCCGGTAAGCGCATCCACTTCAGCCGGACTGGCGAGAGAGGCCTTTAGCCCACCGAAATGACTGGCCAGAAGGCTCAGATCGGCCTGCCGATCGGCGGCGAGGATTGCCAGAATATGTTTCTTAACACCGTTGCCTTTTACCTTGCAGACCAGTGCTTTTGCACCCTGCCGGAGATCGGTCCCGCGAATTTCACTGACCGCTTCGCATTTCCCAACGGCCTCATGCGCCACCACGCGAAAGCGCGCCTCCTGCTCGGTTAATAAGCTGATTAGCCGCTGATGGGTCGTCGTCCCGATCACGTCATCAGACATAACGATTTCACCTGTGATTTGCCAATACGTAGCTTGCTACATTAGCACGGGACGGAGAGGGCTGAAAGAAAACAGCCAGCGGGTGCGCTGGCTGTTGGGTCATGCGTTGCTGGTGGACGACTGTTTCTGGAGCAATTCGCTAAATTCTAAGTGACTGAATTTAATTTATAAAACTCTTTCCCCAAAACATCCCCAAAATAATTCCCCAAAACTCCCTGTTTAAATCACAACTTTTTTCCATTCTAGACCACGATCATCTCCATACATTACGCTCATTGCTTCGGTTTTATGCCCTAAAAGAGTTTTGACATCTATACCCTGAGCTTTGTATGTTCTTGATGAAAGCGAGCGCTGTTCATGAAACGGCGGAAGGGCAGTGCAATCCTTAGGCCAGGTAATATTTGCTTTATCTCTTGCCTCCTTAAAATATCTTGATATCGTTTTTTCTGGAACGTGAGATCCCGCTTTACCGTAAGCGTGATGCTTAACATGGTGGATCAGATAAGGGCTTACTACTCTATCGCGACACTTACTAATAACATCAGCCAGAGTCAACCCGATTGCATCGCACCTTAAATTTAAGGGGATAGCTAACTTCATTCCGGTTTTATTTTGGGTAACATGAAGGTGATTATCCCAAATGTCACTAAACTTCATCTCGACTATGTCACCTATCCTTTGCCCGGTTACTAAAGCCAAAAGCATAGAATTTTGAGCGCAAGGAGGTAAAGAGCCTGCGCTTTCAAAAATCAACTTCCATTGTTCAATGCTAAGTCTGCTTCGTTTTACTTTGGCTATTGGATTTTTTACAGCTAAGGCTGGGTTGTAGCCAGGATCAACCTCGCCAGCATGCTGTGCCTCTTTGAACACGTCGTTTAGTACGCTTCTTATCAGTTGGCCCATTCTGTGCTTTCCCTCTGCCTTATATTCATCAATAATTTTTGCAATGAGTCTTGTATCAACATCCTTCAGGCGAAGGTTTGGCACTCTATCTGCGAGAATCTGAGAACATAATCGTCTGGATTTTACAGTAGGGTTTTTTATCTCACCGTCACGCAACCTTTCCATCTGAATTTCGATATATTTTTTAATCCACTCAGAAACACGTATACCTTGATCCTTTTTCCCTGAGCTCTTCATTGCCATATCAATCAGAGCATAAGATTGCTGAGTTTCTTGTTCTGCGGTTATACGGTTCATCTCGATTGCAGCAGCTTTTGCCGCTTCCTCATCTGTTCCGAATCCAATAAATGAACCTGTTACAGGGTGGCGATATTGCCAATAAATTTTTGAAGTACGCTTATCTAACTTACAGTAAAGGTTGGGTATTTTGACATTATGTTTTCTGGGGCGAGCTGCCATTTATTGCTTTCTCCACTAACTGGCGGGCCTTGTCTGATAATGATGACGAAATATCAACACTGCCAACCATGCCAACAAAACGAGCATCTTCATCTATAACCCAGCGTCGACCTTGCTTTAAGGCTGGCGGATAAGTCTGTTTGGTCTTTGCTATTTTGTTTAATGCTGAGTTGCTTAATGGATATTTGAATCCATTAGGACCAGATGCCCACTCATGAAGTGTTACTAACTGCCCCATGCGTTTCTCTCCACTTAACCGGCTGCACCCGGTGTTTATTTCTGCAAATTATCTTTCATGCTCTTAATTGTTACCGTAAGCAGATCGATATCAGTAACTTTTCCGTGAACGATTTCAGCTATCCGCTCAACAATAGCGCGGTAGTTTGTTTGTTCGGCTTTACCATAAAGCAGCGATGCCAGAGCAATCTTCATCGCCTCAAGCGCCATCACCGCATCTTCGTTTACTACTCCTGGCGTCGCATCGCGCTCTTCTTCAAGCACAGCGATTGTCTTCAGGAGCCAGTCTTTAGTGAGAGTGCTCATGGATTAGTCCTCATCCTGCGGTGCTTTCAACGGGCGATGGGAAATCGATCGTCCCTTCAATGTACGCCCCTGCAACACGGCACGCCGGAGACCAGTCGGACGCTTTGCCCATGTCTAATGCCTCTTCAACTTCTTTGTATTTGCGCAGGTCATACAGGTGAATATTTGGATCGCCGATGGTGTAAAAACCGATTTTTTTCGGTGATGGGCAACGGTCAAGCACCTCTTGCAATTCATCGATCCATGCCTGTTCTTTTTTGGTCAACTTAACCATACTCACTCTCCTTTCCCGGCTGTGGCGTTTTCTGCTTCATACAGCCATGCATCTACCGGATTAAGCGAGCTTTCGATTGGCGTGCCACCTGATTGATGCATCAGAGCTTTTGCGCGTAGAAATAGTTCCTCCAGCTCTTCAAGCTCAGCAATCCGCTTCTCTGCGGCTTCCAGCGCTGCTATCAACTCGTCTGTATAGCTCTCTACTTCTGACGCCACTATCCGAAGCTCATCGCTATGAACCTCCATAGTAAGACGTGAAAGACGGTGCTGGTTGGCGTGTTTCGGCACGCCTAATAATTGGTGCTTGTTGTTCATTTGGCTGCTCCTTCTGCTTTCCGGCGGCTGACATAAGCACGAATTGCATCGCGAACTTCTTTTCGCTCTGATTCTGTTAGCTTCCTAGTCGGTCTCATCCACTCAGGAACGTTATTAGTTTCTTTGGCTGGCTTGCTCATGACTGCACTCCTTTGCGAAGCTCGTCGGCGAAGTTCTCAGCATCAGCGGCCATGCCAGCAGCCTCTTCAGACATCCTCATGCTTCGGCTACGCAGAGCCTGCTGTCGTTCTCGCTTATGTGCGGCAAACATCTCCACACCCTGCGCCCGCACTTCAGCCAGGAAAGCGTCGGTCGCTGGTGTTTCGTCCAGCAAATCAGTCAACGCATCAAATTCGGAAGGCTCGACGACATATTTCAATTCGTCACCGTTAATCTCACACTCTTCTGATGTTTTGCTTACTGCGGTGATTGCATTTTTCAGCCACGCATTCTCCGCAGCCAGCGCAGCGAGCTTGGCTTCTGATTCGGCAAGTTTCTTACGCAAACCAGTTTCACAGCTATGCGCACCGCTGCGCCCCCTCTCAAAGGAGAATCCGCAGTCACAATAAAAAACGTTTTCTTTTTCGGTAATCATGATGCTGCTCCATGACGCTGAACGGCGATAGCTTTGTGCTCGTCGATGATTTCCACGACTTCTGCATGGACCAATCCTTTGAGATAGATAACACCTGTGTCGCTTATACCCGCCAGGCTGATCAGCTCTACAAGGCGACGCGCTTTCTTAACGCTAATTTCTGGCGCTATAACGCTGCGGGTGACTTTCTTCTTACCTTTGGCAGCAGCAGAAGCTTTATCCTTCTGAAGAACCTCACCGGCCTTTTCGCCAAACTCTTTTACTCGGTCAACGGCCACATCTACAGACACGGTCCCGGACTTAACTTCTTTCTGAACGTCGTGATTGGCTGTGCTAAGAAGCAGAAGCTTTTCGACAGTAGGGACAGACTTGTTGACCAGTTTTGCTATCTCGCTGGTGGTCTGGTTGAAGGCGTTATGAAGCTCCTGAATAACAGCTGCCTGTTCCATATCGGATAGCGGGAGCTGGTTGTTACTGGTCATGATGCGCGCCAGGCGCTGAACATCGCTACCGTTGAACGGCATGATGTGGATGCGGTCTACTGGCTTACCAGCTTCTGCACAACGCGCATAGCAGCGACGACGACGGTGGCCTTCAACAACCCACACTCCACCTTCATCACGGGCTATAACTTCCAGCGGGGGAACGGAGCCACCGTTCATCAGATAGTTGAAGAGGTCATCATCTGCCTGGCGGGTACGTTCATCATCTTCGCGTTTGTTGAAACCTTCCCGCACATGGATTTGGTCGAGGCTGATGAACATCCCGGTATCGGTGCGCTTGATGGTCCCGTCACGGGTCATTTGCTTGAATGAGTTAGCCATCAGAGAGCCACCTCGCTATTTTGGGAAATGACGACGGTAGACAACTCACGTAGTTCTCGCTGGGCTTCCAGTAAATGCATATTTGTTCTGATCTTCGTGTGGCGTTCAACAATGCGGTCACACTCTTTGGCCCAGCTTGCGACATCTTCACGCAACGTGGCGTTCTGAACAGCCAGTTCCTTACGCTGAGCCATCGCTTCACAAAGCGCGACGCTGGTATAGTCCAGGCGGTTAGCCAGTTCTTTCATAATGCCGCAATAAGCTGGCGGAAGGAGAGGGGCTGCCTTACGCGCTGCGTCAATCAGCTGCTCCCGGGTCATGCGTGGTTGTAACTCGGTGACGTTCTGTGTGTTAGTCATGGATAGTTTCTCCGTGTTATACGCGCTCTGCACAGCGCTGAATTTTGGTTGCACGAATCCCTCGCCGATTGGCGACAAAAAATAAAGGGGTTTCGTTTTAATAAGCACCCAACCAGGGCACTTAGTGAAACGGGCGGCTGCCACCGCCAGTTAGCTTCTCCACAATTGGAAGCGCGTTCTCCTGAGTTGATTTAACGACTACGGCCTCTCAAGTTGAACGCTGAACGCGCTTTCAGTTGTGTAAAAGGGGCGGTCGACAATAAGGACATTCAAAACTGCCGACCGCCAAGACTACACACAGCATGTGGTACAGCTACTACGGTTAACACAACTGGAAGCGCACTCCGTTCGTTTACTTACCTGCCATCCACAACCGATAGTTGATGGAGTGCGCTTTCATGTTGTGTGCCGGGATTCCACCGGCTCCCATCTGTTTTTATAGCCACTCAGATATCGTCTGGGCTGTCACCTGATCGCCACGCTGGTGAAACGTCTCTGGCCGTCGTACTTGCCTGGCTTGCACATTCCGGCTACCCGCTGGATCTGGAAAAAGTAATGCAAGGAATCCTCGGACCGCTGCGGCACATGTGCCATATGCCGTACTGCTAACTGTTAGTAGCTAATGGAATTAATATGTACCAATAGTTCAATTATGTAAAGTACCAAAAGTACATTTAATGATTGCAATGCAATAATGTATTGATTTTTCGGGTTATTTATTTTTATCAGATAATGATGTTATGATTAAATAAACATCAGAAAGGGGCGCATTAATGGATTTGGACGATGAAAGGGTAAGTATGATTGTTCATGCCATGGGCAGGGCGGTTAAGGATTTGTCGCTCTCAGGCCAGCCATTGACGCAGGAAGCTATCATCAAGAAGCTGGAACAGTATCGCAGAGAAACGGGCAATGTGATCGGCAAGGGAGTTAACAGGGATGCTGCGGAGATAGTGAGGAAAGGTAGTAAGGCTGTGAAGTAAGCATTAAAACCCGGCCTGACGCCCGGGTCATTTGATAAAGTATTTAGAAAAGACAGCTAAAAGCACAGTTATGACTAGAGCTGTAATGATTTTCCATGTTTGAGCATTCAACTCTTTATGTAGCTCTGTCTTTACTGACTGAATATCTTCTTTTGAAGCTAGCTTGTCTTTGATGATTGCAACATCGGTTACAAGGGTTGCGACTTTTGTTTCAAGCTCTTTCACTCTCTGAAGCATATCGTCACCTCCGCCACTGCCGCTACCATGCTCAGTATTATGAGGTGCATAATTTGTGTTTTCAAGGTTAGGACTATTTAATTTAAAAAGCTCTCCCATCTACTCAAAATCCCCCGCTACGATAAAGTGACTTTCCTTAATATCAATTAGATTTCCTTTATTCCCGTCTGCCCCGCTGTCATAGAGGGAAACCTTCGCAGTGTATAAACCTGGGTTTGTTAACCTTATGCCTTTCAGGTAGAAAGAAGAAACGGAGGAGTAGTGATCTTTGTTTGGGTATCCACTGCCTAATACGTTGAAAGTGCTTTCACCATCGAATGTAGGATCAATAACAGATTTATCATTAAAAGTTACGTCAATCTCGTTCCAGTAAATTTTAGATGTATCTGTTAAAAATCCGCACGTCACAACTAATGAATAGATCTTAAGTGGGTCAACATCAAAAAGAACCACGTTTGGAGTGTTAAAACCGGCAGCCGCGATTCCTTCCTGCAATAAAGTGGTATAAATAAATAAAACCTTTTCATAAATCATAATCTTAATTCCGCAGAAAGGAACTTAAACCAGCCGCAGCTTCGTCTCTACAGCTTGTTATACGCTATTGACTCATGGATGAGGGCTTTGCCCATGATGTATAGCTGGTCCTGATTCTCTTCAGTTACGTACCAGTCTTTGTATGCCGGGTTATCTGAAAGCACGGCTAACTGTAATCCCTGCATTTGCAGACGTTTGACATGAAAGTGTTGCCCGAAAACAAATGCATAAACTCCGTCAACCTTGAAGTTCCTCACTGACACATCAAAGAAGAGGCGGTCACCAGATTGAATCGTTGGGCACATGCTGTCACCGTCTACAGTCATGACCTTCACATCGTGCTGAGGTCGGTTACCAAAGAGGGAGCGCGCATGTTCACTTGTGAACTCAATAGCATGCAGAACTTCTACAAACTCAGAAATCATGAACGAGCCTGGCCCCGCACTGACAGTCAGGTCGAGAACGTCGACGCGGTAAACGTCATTGGCAATACTGGCTTGTCTTTTGATAATCCCATCCTCAGAAGAGTCACCTAACAGGTAAGTGGCAGACGTGCCAAGATAAGCTGCTAATTCCTGCAACTTTCCGCGCCTTGGTATTGCTTCCCCGTTAAACCATTTGCTCACAGCTTTAGGTGTTAGCTTCATTTTCTTAGCAATTTCTGCCTGTCGACCATGAATCTGTAAACCAGCTTTTTCACAGGCCAGCGCTAGCCTTTTGGAGAAGTCTTGTCGCGCTCTTTCTTCCTGAACCATGAGTTCAATAATAGGTGTACTTGCGTGAACTATCAGTTCCGTCATAATATGTACTTTAAGTTCATAAAGTGAGGTTCATATGCAAGAGAAAAAACTCCCAACTCTTACCGAAGCAATTAAGGAGATTGGTGTAATTACCATTTCTTCTGCTTGCGGATGTAGTGCTCGTTCCATCTATAAGTGGATGAAAAAAGGATGTCTGCCTCGTACAGATTTTACTGGCGAGACTAACTATGCGGAAAAAATCGCTTTAGCCTCCGAGGGAAAATTCTCAAAGGAATTGATCAAGGCGATTAGTCGTCCCCAAAAGCCTACAGATTCAGCGGTTTGATAGAAACCACAGAAAAGAGGATATGACCGTGGGTATAGAACCTGAATGGAAAGTTGAGAAGCAGCCCGCATGGCTGGTGGCTGCAATCAGGAAGACAATTGCCGCTTTGCCAGGCGGATACGCTGAAGCGGCGGAGATTCTGGACGAAACCCAGAACTCACTCTTTAACCGCCTTCGTGCTGGTGGCGACCAGATCTTTCCAATGGGCTGGGCAATGGTGCTGCAAAGCGCTGCTGGAGTAAGTTACATCGCTGACGCGTTCTCTCGTGAAACTGATAACGGAATTCACGTTCCCGGCGCCGTGCCTGATGATGAAAACGAAGAGATTGGCCTGAAACTGGCCGAGCTGGTGGGGAGGCTTGGTGAGCTGGTCAACGCTTACCGTCATTACATTGAAGATGGTGTGGTTGACCGGAGCGAGTGGCAAAGTCTTAACGATATCGCATATCAGTTCAGGGTCACTCTCATGACGTTCCTGAACCTTATTTCCCGTGTTTATTGCCTCCCAGAAATGGGTGAGGCCCGCGAGTGTGCAGCTCCGGGCCCCTTGGCGTGTCGTATCAGTGGAGAAACTAACGCATGAACAGTGTAACGGTAAACAACCGTCTCCCGCAACTACGTGGTATTCCCGTTGTTGGCACCTCGTCGTTTCGGTATGAGCGGATGGTATCAGGCCGCTGGGTTCCATGTAACCACAGCAGGGCTATGGCGATTGTGGGTGTCTGGCGTCGGAAGGGGAGAGCGCTATGCGAGAACTTAACCGGCGTTTCAGAGATCACTATGGCGTCCCGGTGCGCGTCATCAGATGGGAGCCCGAGACCCGACGCGTTATATACCTCCGCGAAGGGTACGATCATGAGTGCTTCAGCCCTCTTGAGCAATTCCAGCGTAAATTTACAGAGTTAAAGGACGACCATGAGCACTAAATTAACCGGTTACGTTTGGGACGCTTGCGCTTCTTCAGGCATGAAGCTGTCCAGCGTTGCCATCATGGCGCGCCTGGCAGACTTCAGCAGTGATGAAGGGGTTAGCTGGCCTTCTGTTGCTACCATCGCGCGCCAGATTGGTGCTGGCGAGAGCACGGTTCGCACAGCTATATCTCAGCTGGAAAAAGACGGTTGGTTAACCCGCCAGCAGCGTCGTAAAGGCAACCGCAATGCATCGAATGTTTACCAGCTCAATGTTTCGAAATTACAGGCAGCTGCCTTTTCTCACCTGTCAGAATCTGACGCGTCAAAATCTGATGCATCAAAATCCGACCCGTCAAAATTTGATGCGTCGAAAAACAGTAATAATGGCAGTTTTCACCCGTCAGAATCTGGTGGGGATCCGTCAGTAAAATCAACTACTGATCCATCAGATAAAAAACCTAATTGTCAGGTTGCGTCGCAACCCGACACTGCATGTGTCAATCAGGTTGATTTGATAACTGGTCAGGCAGTCTTAATCCTCAACCATCTCAATGACGTTACTGGTAAGACATTCCGCAAGGGGAAAAGCTCCCTGGATAATATTCGCGCCAGACTTCGTGAGAACTTCACACACGATGAGTTGCTGTTGGTTATTGATTACAAGCACGAGCAGTGGAAAGACACGAAATACTACGAACACATGCAGCCAACAACTTTGTTCAGGCCGACCAAGTTCGAAGGATATTTGCAGAACGCGTTGCGCTGGAATAGCAAAGGCCGACCTAAGCGTGAGGACTGGGACGCTGTCCGCAAACAAGATCCATTGAAATTCGGTCAGCCAGACAAAGCCATCCCGGCAGGCTTCAGAGGAGCGAACTCATGAGCCTTCTGAAAGATATTCAAATTTTCATCGCTGAAAACCCTGGGTTAACTAACAAACAGATCGCAGCTTCAATGCCTCAGTACCGCCTTCATGCTGTACAGCGCGGTGTATGCCATCTGGTCAAACTAAATCGCGCAACCCGCCAGCATAACGGTAAGTGCTACCAGTATTTTGCCAAAGCGCCGGGTGGTGACGTTAGCGAGGGGCGTTCTGCAATAAAAATTAACCGGGCAGATACACCAGCTGTATCAGAACAGGAAGAAGCTCTGAATCCGGCTGTGACCACAATGATGGATAAGGCTCAAGGCCTGTTTGAAAAAGGGCTCTACCAGCGGGCAGCCACGGTTCTGATGGATGCCTTCAATCGCTCTAAGAACGAAGAGCAGAGGATGAAGATACTGATTGAGCGTCAGCGTTACCTGAGCATGGCGCCGAAAGTGAAAGCACCCTCTAATGCATGGTGTCTGGCTGGCCGAGCGAGGAATGTCTGATGAAATATTCACTGATTTATGCCGACCCTGCGTGGGAATACGGGAACACCATCAGTAATGGCGCTGCAAATAACCATTACGGCACGATGAAGCTTATCGACATGAAGCGCCTCGCGGTTTGGGACCTGGCTGCCGAGGATGCTGTTCTGGCTATGTGGTTCACCGGTACACACACCCGAGAGGCTATCGAGCTGGCTGAAGCGTGGGGCTTTAAGGTCCGCACGATGAAGGGCTTTACCTGGGTAAAGTTCAACCCACTGGCAGAGAAGCATATCAACAAAGTACTTCAGGCAGGCCGTGTGGAAGATTTTTACGACTTCCTCGACCTGCTGAACGCACAGACACGCATGAACGGCGGGAACTACACCCGAGCCAATACCGAAGACCTATTGATCGCCACCAGGGGAAATGGACTTGAACGCAAGTGCGCCAGCATCAAGCAGGTTATTTACAGCCCACTCGGTGAGCACAGCCAGAAGCCAGCAGAGGCGCGTTTCCGTCTGGAGAAGCTTTACGGTGATGTTCCACGCATCGAACTATTCAGCCGTTGCGGTGCGCCTGGCTGGGACCACTGGGGAAATCAATCTGAATCACCAGCTGTTGAGCTTATACCGGCAGTTGCCGTTCCCATGAAAAAACTACAGGAGCGCGCCGCATGAAAAAGCTATCTACCGAGCATGAGAACGCTGTGCGTGATGTAGCCCGTCAATGCAACGATGCCATCAAAAAAGCCCTAAAGCAGAAGCCAAAGCCAAGCTGGAATGTCGTAGTGCCTCCGATCCTGAAGGAGTACCACGAGAAGGTTAAACCTATGGGAGTTAGCCTGGTGATGTTCAATAGCGTAATCGGACGCCTGAACGGGCGTTATGGAGTCGAGTCATGATCGAATTAACGCCGCGTCAGAATGAAGTGTTCGAAGCTATCAAGCTTCATATCGAAAAGGCTGGCTTCCCACCTACGATGCTGGAGCTTGCCGGATTAATTGGCTGCGCATCACCGAACGCTGCTGTAGCGCACGTGAAGTCACTTAAGAAAAAGGGTTACATCACTGTTGCTCCTGGCGCAGCCAGGGGCATTACCGTCGTCAAAACGGAATGGGAAGCAGATCCAGTAACGATCATCAAAGACCTGCTATCCGGCGGAGACAATGCCAGAGATAACGCTGTTGAATGGCTGAAAAAACAGGGAGTGAGTTTATGAAACTGGTGCTCCCGTTCCCACCGAGCGTAAACACATACTGGCGAGCCCCGAATAAGGGGCCGTTAAAGGGCCGCCATTTGATCAGCGCCAAAGGCAGGGCATATCAAAGCGCGGCCTGTGTCGCCATTGTCGAGCAGCTTCGCTTCCTTCCAAAGCCATCAACAGCACCTGCTGCCGTCGAAATTATATTGTACCCACCAGACGAACGCCGCCGCGACATCGACAACTACAACAAGGCGTTGTTTGACGCGCTCACGCACGCAGGCATTTGGGAGGATGACAGCCAGGTGCAGAGAATGCTGGTGGAGTGGGGGCCGAAGGTACCGGGTGGACGTGTAGAAATATCCATCAAGAAACATGAACCTCTGGCGGGTGCAGCCGCCTGATAAGTGGAGAAGAGCATGAATCAGATGAACATCACCGTAACGTGTCCGACGCACCATGCCGCCGCGATAGGCCCTCAGATAACGATGTCCAGTCGTGAAATTGCGAAGCTGGTCGATTCACGTCACAGCAATGTCTGCGTAACCATCGAGCGACTGATGAAATCCGGCGTGATTGGGGGGTATGCTGCAATGCAGTACACCCATCCTCAGAACCAGCAGACTTACCACTACTACGAAGTTAACAAGAGAGATAGCTATGTGATCGTCGCGCAGCTGTGCCCGGAGTTTACCGCCCGTCTGGTTGATCGCTGGCAGGAACTGGAGAGCGGGGCCGGGATGGTTGTTCCCCAAACACTCCCTGAAGCACTCCGGCTCGCCGCTGATCTTGCTGAACAGAAGCAACGTCTGAGTGAAGAGCTGGCAATTGCCGCACCAAAGGCTGAATTTGTTGATCGCTACGTCAAAGCCACCGGGTCAATGACATTCCGGCAGGTTGCCAAGCTCCTTAACGCCAAAGAACCCGAGTTCGCGATGTTCCTCATTGAGAACGGCATCATGTACCGCCTGAACCGCGTGCTTACTCCGAAGAGTAAACACATCGAAGCAGGCCGATTTGAAGTTAAGACCGGGACCACCAACCAGACCAACTATGCGTTCAATCAGTCTCGTTTCACGGCGAAAGGGGTGCGCTGGATAGGTGGACTTTGGGCAGAGTATGTCGCTAAGGGGCAAATTGCGTGAGAGCCATACTGACGCCTGAAATTGCGCCGATGACCGGGGTGGTTCTGTTCCGCCCTGGTAAAGAACTGCTCTGGCTATTCCGTCAGGGAAGGGTAGTTATTGAGCCACCATCCGAAGCCATCCAGCATCTGCCGTCCGGAATAATCCCTGAAGCCCACCAGCCTCTTACTGATGATGCCAATATGCAGGCCATTTTCGTTAACGAGAGGATCATTCAGCGAGCTGGTGGATTGAGTAGCCTTGATGCCTGGCTGGAGAGAAAATTTGAATGTCAGTGGCCTCACACTGACTGGCATGCCAGTGATTTTACGGTTATGCGCCACGCTCCGGGGAGCATTCGTGTTTGCTGGTCATGTGATAACCATTTACGTGAGCAAACCACTGAAAGACTGGCAGGAATTGCCATGCAGAACCTGGTAAAATGGCTGCTGGAAAGGGTAAATATTGATTTAGGTTTCAGCGCTGACCACACTCTTTCGCTTCCTGAGTTCTGCTGGTGGATGGTACGTAATGATCTGGCTGACCTTGTTCCTGAATCGGTGGCGAGTAAAGCACTCAGAATCAAGCCAGAACAGCACAGTTCAGTGATGAGGGAAAGCGACATTGTCCCGTCATTACCGGCTACGCAAATCTTTCAGGAGAAGGCAAAAAAGATAGTGGCGGTGAAGGTCGATCCTGAAACGCCGGAATCTTTCATGCTGAGGCCAAAGCGCCGACGCTGGGAAAACGAGAAATACACCCGCTGGGTGAAGTCGCAGCAGTGCAGTTGCTGCAATAATCCGGCAGACGACCCCCACCACCTGATAGGACACGGGCAGGGTGGAATGGGTACTAAGGCGCATGACCTGTTTGTGATACCGCTGTGCAGAGCGCATCACGACGAGTTACACGCTGATCCTGTGGCATTTGAAGCGAAATACGGCGACCAGTTAACGCTGCTGTTTCGGTTTTTAGATCGTGCGCTGGCAATCGGCGTATTAGCATGAAAAGTGGAGATAACATGCGTGATATGTATGAAGTTTTGGACTTATGGGGAGCATGGGCTGCATCAGAACATAGTGGAGTTGACTGGCAGCCTATTGCAGCAGGATTTAAAGGATTACTTCCTTATGGGAAAAAGTCTCGTTTGCAATGTTACGATGATCAGGGCATAAAAATCGATGGATGTGTTGCAAGACTGAGAAAGCACAAATCCGAACAATATGAACTAATTGTTGCTCATTTTATTCTCGGTATTTCTCTGCGAACTATTGCAAAAAAAAGAAAATGCTCAGATGGAACCATTAGAAAGGAGCTTAATGCTGCCCTAGGTTTTATAGAAGGGGTACTATGCATGTTAGACCTTGACTAATAATTTATATAAAACTACTAGGGTGCCAATTGAAGTTGGCACCCATGAAGCAGAAAGCAAAAAGTATAAAACTTTTTTACAAAATGATTCATTATCCTTTAAGTGAGCCTTAGCTTCGCTGATTCGCGTTTCTAAATCAGAATTTTTCAACAATTCCTCATCTTCACTGTCAATCTTCTTTAATAATGATGTGAACACAATTTCTTTAGCGTGAATTACTCTCTTAAATTGTTTTTGTTGTGAAATAATAACCAAGTGCATAATGATTGAAGTTAAAACAATGCCAATAAATGCAACAATTATTTCTCCAGTTTCAATTAACTTAAACAATGCAATAGAACCCACTAAGGAAATTGGTATGGCCAATACTTTATTAGATAAGTCTAATAGTGTTTTCGAGATTTTTTCTGCGAAATCAATTTCCGCGTCTGCTATTTCTTTTCTTGCTTTGTGAAATGAGAAGGCAGACATATAAACTGCAAGATTATTAGAGTATAATTTGTTTATTGACTCCAGATTTGATACCAAATTAGTGAAGCTGGGTTTATGGTTTATAATGTATTCTATTAGGGTATTTCGGAAGGTGTTTATTTTTTCCTCGTAATGAGCATCTGTGAGTGGGTTTATGGCTACAAGACTATTAATTAGCTGGGATTGAATATTATTAACGTTTAGAATGTCGGCTTGAATAGAGGTTTCTAAAACAGCAGAGGTTGATTTTGACTCAGAATCCATCACAAATACGAGGCGATAGAAGCTATTTCCGCCCTCATGTTTAATATCATGATAATGCGCAATTTTCGCTAGCGAGCAAATGAGTGTTAGGATTTTTTCAAGCTGTAATATGAATGTGGGTTTCTTTTCCTCTTGAGAGTAGAAGTTATCTTCAACAATAAAGTACTCTTCTGGGAAACACCCTTTTGAAAGGCAGTTGGCTTGAATAAAATCATTGCAGTCCAAATAAAATTTGCTTGCGTCGCCTTGGTTAATAATGAAAGTGTAGCGGCATGTTGCCCACGAATTAGGGTAATCATCTGCATGGTCAATGTTAATGTTGTCAAGTTCTAATTCGCTCAATCTGCCTGCCGAAAAGAACTCCTCCATAATATTTTTCAAGATAGTGTCTACTAATGCAGAATAGCCAACTGTGCCCGTAATACAGGCACCGTCAAAATCAACTTGTGTTGAAGTTCTGAATAGTTGAACAATTTTATATAAATCACTCATGTGGCTACCTTGTTAATTATTATTCATTTTTTTGCTAAGCGCCGCTTTCCGCTCTTTAATCGCTGCCTCAATCTTGTTTTTTGCTTCGGCCGGAAGTTTATTGAAACTTAAACTTCCGCTTTTTTCATCATAGTAAACCATAGCATCATTTGTCTCTCCGAGCAATTCTTTATCAAAGTTGAAACTTAAGAGTTTATCCTTATATGATACGTTTTTTATTTTATCAAGAGTGGATTTATTGATAACGAACTCTGAGGGAATGCGCATGTTTTCATTATTTAAATGTTGCATGAATCCTTCAATTATTTCGTTTCTTTTATCTTCTTCGAGCGAAGTCAATTGTGCTGCTGCGATATCTGCTATGTCAGTAAGTTTCGCTGGTTGATCGGCACGGTTTGTTTCATCTAAATATCTTATAACTTTATTACGAAATGCTTCAGCAAAGGGTTTTGAATCAACATCTTTTTTAAAAAAGTTTCGTGCTTCTCGAGGTAATGCACGTGTTGCTGCTGAGGATGCTATCCCTTTATCACATCCTAACGCCGAGATAAAATAAGCTGATGCAGATTGCCCCTTAGTTTTACTAACAAAACTTAAGAATGTCAGTTCCGTACGGGCTGTTTCATCTGCGGAGAGATATTGATTGTAAAGATGAAAGTTGATTTTTGCTGCTTGATTAATATTGCTGAGATCTAGATGAATCATTTCCTCAGGCTCAAGTGCCGGACTGATGCGCATTCCACCTTTCTTTTTTATCATGGTCACGAGAAGAAATCTTACGCCATTGGATATGTAATCAGTAAAAACAATATATCCACCTGATGGCCAAGATTGACCTTTTGCGCTTTCAAATAATTGCTTCATAATTGATATGGAAAGGTTTATAAAATCTTTGGAACTATAATTTGTTAATGAAAAATAGTTATTGAATTCATCTGGTATAGGCCCCCTGTCATTATCCTTTTTAAAGATACCGTAATGCGCTGTATTTCCTCTTGAGCCATACAGTTTAATGACATCTTCAACTAACTTATTAACTATCTTATTTTCTTTATCTAGCTCTGTTTTCCTTAAGTTAAACGGATTCTCATAATCAAAATCATTTCCACTTTCTTTAATTAATTCATGGACAATTACATGCTTGATATCAGGTTTGCTCATTTTTTGTGCAGATCCTTGTTGCAAAGTGTTTCGTTCTAGCATAAAGAAACACTAACGCGTACGCAAAATATATCGTAACCTGTTAAGAGTGGTTTCTACGCCACAGACTTAAAACGAGTCGAAAACCTCGCCACGACGAGGTTTTGTCGTATTTGAGGCTGCCTAAAGGTGGCCTTTTTCAAATCCGCGCCACGCTCGGCGCAGTTCATCCACAGAGCCTTTCAGGGGGCAGCCATAGGGAACAGTCGATGTGACTGTCTCTGCGGGCTGATCATTCCTGATGGCCTTTGACAGAGTGATTTTTTTCATCGGTGCTATAGTTAATCTGGCATTCGATAATGCTCTCGATACATAAAACACTTGGTGGGGATACACCAACTTCGCAGAGACAACTGCATGACCCATGACCAGCAACCCAATGCTGGTCTTTTTTTTCCGCCATTAGCTCAACTGGAAAGAGCACGGAGCTTCTACCTCTGTGGTTCGGGGTTCGAATCCTCGATGGCGGACCAGAGAATTACTTAATTAACGATTTAGTATTTCTAACACTATCACTCACACCGCCGCCATATAATCAAATCCTCACACTGAGGAGATAGCAATGAAAGAAGGTTTCTACTGGATACAGCACAACGGCAGAGTGCAGGTAGCTTACTACACCGATGGTGTCACTGAGGATCTTGAAACGGGCCAGACAATAACTGGTGTCTGGCATCTGACACGAGGTGATGATATTTGCCATAACGGTGAGGCTGAAGTGATTGAAGGCCCACTGTCTGTGCCATTGAAATGAATATATTCAACTGATTACTTGGCAGATTCTTTGTACTGCACATATGCTATTTAAGCATCCTGCGGAATGGATGTGTTCTGAAAGCATTTTGGTGGTGAATCCCCCTATGCGGAGGGGCGTTCCAGCAGTTACCTGAAAAGGAAACCTCTCAGACGCGGGAATGTTTGCTGGAGTAATTCTCACCGGGAGGCACCCGGCACCACTCTCTAAGCTATTGCCAACTTAGCAACTATGCCTGCTGTCCGAGCAGGCTTTTTTTTGGCCACACAGATAAACTATTGACCGCATGAATATAACCTGAGTAGGTTATGCATGTGGTGAATCCCATCTAAGCGATGGGGCGTCTGGTTAACTGCTATGTGCAGGTATGCGCGCGACTTTGATAACCAGAGATAAGTCACCGGGAGGCACCCGGCACCACGATAACAATAATATCGAATTGATAATTCCTTGAGAGCCTGCTTTAAACAGCAGGTTTTTTTTGCTCGTTTCCCGAAGTTACGGCTACGCTAAAGAAGAAGGGGATATATCCGCTGGCAGGTGGTTCTCCTGAACCATCAGTGAATCGGCCTCGATACCCGGACGTCACTACCTGTCTTTCGGATGATCTCCTTTCTACCTTCTTGTGATAATCATCACTTTAGCCTGCTCTCGCGAGCGGGCTTTTTTTATTCCCCTCAAATTTCCTGAGAGGGATCACAGCAATAAGAGGGGGCTTAATGTCCGATCCATTAACCGGCACCGGCGCTGTTCTCGGCGGCGGCCTGCTGGGTTCAGTCCTGTACGGCGTCTTTACTCATACAGATTTTGGTGTGGTGTTCGGGGCGTTTGGTGGTGCGGTGTTCTACGTCGCGACAGCCACAAACCTGTCCCGCGCCCGACTGGCAGCATATTTCCTGACGTCGTTTATCGTTGGGGTGCTCGGGGCAGGACTTATTGGCTCACTGCTAAATGCAGCTTCGCACTATGAAAAACCGCTGGATGCACTGGGCGCAGTGATTCTGTCTGCCCTGTGTATAAAAATCCTCACTTATCTTAACAACCAGGATTTGAACAACGTGTTCAAGTTTTTCTCGCGGTTACGCGGGGGAGGGGGAAATGGCAATTGACCCGTCAGCATTCTTTAATGCGTTTATCTGTGCGGCCATAGTTATCGTGCTGATGTTTTACCAGCGACATGGCGCCCGGCATCGCCCCTTTATTTCTGTCATGGCGTATATAACCGTGCTGGTTTACGCCGCGATCCCCTTGCAGTTCATCTTCGGCCTTTATCGTGATTCCAGTTGGCTGGTGGTGGTCGCAAACATTCTTATCTTCGCCGCCATCCTGAAGGTTCGTGGAAATATGGCGCGGCTGGTTGATCGTCTGAGGCACTAATGAACCAAACACAATTTCAGAGGGCGGCTGGTATCAGCGCCGGGTTAGCTGCGCGCTGGTTTCCACATATCGACGCCGCTATGAAGGAATACGGCATCACCGCACCGCTCGATCAGGCCATGTTTATTGCCCAGATGGGGCATGAAAGCACCAGATTTACCCGGCTGGTGGAGAACCTGAATTACGCGGTTGAAAACCTAGTACCGACGTTCGGTAGCCACCGCATCACGCAACAGCAGGCAGCAGCACTTGGCAGAACAGCAACGCAACCGGCAAACCAGAAAGCGATCGCTAATCTGGTTTACGGCGGTGAATGGGGAAAAGAACACCTTGGCAATCAGGTAGCCGGTGATGGCTGGAAATATCGCGGTCGCGGGCTGAAACAGGTTACCGGCCTGAGCAACTACCGCAGTTGTGGCCATGCTCTAAAACTTGACCTTGTTAGCCATCCGGAGCTGCTTGAACAAGATGAATACGCCGCGCGCTCAGCTGCATGGTTCTTTGCCTCCCGCGGTTGCCTGCTTCATTCCGGCGATGTTGAGCGCGTTACGCTGCTAATCAATGGCGGCCGCAACGGGCTGGATAAACGCCGCGCACTATTTAACCTGGCGAAATCCGTTCTGGTGTGAGGTGAATGTGGGGATCGAAACGATAATCGGACTGGTCGCATTGGTTATTTCCGCTATCGCCGGAGCTTTTGGCCTAGGCCATATTCGCGGCACCAGCAAAGCTGAAGTGAAAGCCGACCAGCAGCGCACCGAAGATAACGCAGCGGCAACGGTCGCAGCAGCCGAACGCCGGGTAGAAGCTACGAAAGAGGCCAGCAATGTACAGCAGACTGTTAACCATATGCCTGGCGACGATGTTGATCGCGAGCTGCGGGACAACTGGACCCGTAAGGGTTGAGGTAGTGGATACCGCTTGCGATTGGATTAAACCCATTTACGGCACAGCGCACGACTGGGATGTGCTAGACCGCCAGACGAAGCGCGACATCCTGGCGCATAACAAAGCGTGGCAGGCGAACTGCCAGAAGTAGGAGTTATGCATGCTGCTGTTGATAGTTCCGTTGCCTTCCGCGAGCTGAGGTACCTCCAAGCTGTTCTGTGGATTAATCCTTTAATGTTGACCATTCAAAAGGCGAATAACCAGTTGAGTAGTCTCCGGATCTTGAACGAAGCAGAGGAATAGAGCTGAGAAGAAGCGTGAGACCTAACGTGCGGATTTAACACTTTAAGATTCACATTTTGTAAACTTTTGCTATATTGCATCTGATGCCAGCGGTCGTTTCCTTATTAGAATAAATTGTTATCGTGTTGGCAGTTTTTTTATGACTACACGGAATGATGCTATGTCAGAAGTTGCAGCGGAGCTAGCCGAGCAGACTTGGCCTGATTTTTATCCAAATGGTGTTCCTCCAAAAACGGCTGTAGATGCTGAGGGTGAGTTTTATCGTTTGGTTAGAGCTAACCCTCCGACTCCAAATTGTTTCCTTTCTACCCATGAAGAGTATCCGAATAGACATAAAAAATGTCGCGGAGAAGCTCTCCAGTGCGTATATGGCACATCTTTTTTTTCTGAAGAACGAGGTGCTAAAGATGCAAAGGCTAAGTTTCCAGCGGCGTTAGGTGATCGTACCGTCGCTAAAGGTAACGTCATGCCATTCATGGGGGTCATGAAAAAGACTTTTGCGGATCCTGCTCACTATACAATATGGCTTAAGGTAAATAGTTGTATCCATGAGCATTTTGCTTGTTTAGGAGAAGGCGCATGAGTAACGTTTTTCTGCCTAATACAATGATGGGGACTCTGCGCTATAAAAGGGTGTATGAGTTTTTCGAAGAACCGCGTTTCTTTTCAGCAGAAAATGAAGTTAATTCATTATTTGTTGTTTATTGGATTGGTGAAGACGAGGACGCCGATAGCTGGTATGTTATCCCTGTATCTCCAACGCGATTGGAGTTGATTGAAAGAAAAAGAATTGATTTGCGTTCAGTTTTAATTGATCAGGAACAATCATTTTACTATGAAGTACGCGCCCCTTATGATCGGGAAGTTGCGCCTACATGGAATGTTAAAAGTGTAGATGCCATCTATGATAATGCTTTGCCAGCTCAGGGGCTGTTTATTAGCTCTGTGGTTCCTGTCTTAGAAAATGGTCGAATCGGTGAAGCAATTAAATATTCAACACATGAGATTCATTTAGAAAAAAGCTCAAAGAAAAGCGCTGGAAATTTGGTGCTAAGTCACGTTTCTAATGTGTGTGATAGCTTTAGTGCGTTATATGATAGTTTGCTGGAGTTTAGCGGTCTCAAAGATAAGCTACGTCCAGTTGATGCTCGTCCTGGTTCGTTCATTCTTTCATTCCAAGCTGAAAAGCTGAACGCCTATGAAGAGATTTTACGTGATTTGAGCGCTCTTATTGAGCGTCGTGCTGATATAGTTGATTTCATACAAAACAAAGGGATAGACATCCAAGCCTTTTCTGATTTGCTACAGTCAATTGTATCGACTGGAACAAATATGGAATTAAAAAGCAATCAGACTGGTGAGGTTGTATTTCTGCTGACTAAAGCAGGAGCCGAGTTCTATCTTAGGGTAATAAGTAGGATGTCTGCTCTTGCAGTTAGTGGACATCAAATTCCGCAGGCAGATACTTTAGAAAAGGTTTTTAAAGTTGTTGAAGTCAAATGGAGTGGTGAGCCTTGTACCGTAGAGAATACAGGTTTGCAAGAAAGACACGTCTATTATTACCTTCATGCTGCAAAAGTTTTAGGATTGCTGAATGCTAATGGCCATGTAACTGCGATGGGGCAAAAATTAATTCAATCTGGACAAGAGAACCAATATAAAATTGCTGCGAGATGCTTTGAGGTGAGTCATATTGGTTGGGCTTGGATTAACTGGTCCGAAGTTGAGAATTTATCCCAAATAGATCCTGATACAGCTGAGGAATTTTTACTTGAACAGTGCAACTCATTAAGTAAAGACACTATTGCCAGAAGGTCGCGTACTCTTAGACATTGGGGTAAAGAGCTTAAGGAAAAATATACCCCGCTCTAATTCCAAATATATAGTATAGCAATTCCAGACCCCGCTAATGCGGGGTTTTTTGTTGATAATTTCTGCCATTTGCGCGGGTCCTCCTATCGATTATGGACACCGAGGGGGCGAGGACACGCGGGAAACGGCTAGTTTTTTGCATTTTATGGGTTTCATCATCATCTGTTTAACCTCTTGATATTTCAGTCCTGATCATTAGCAGGATGTCGAAATGACTATTTTTTGTTCACCATCATGGATAACGAACTCAAAAATTTTCGGCTGAATATCAGGCAGCTGGCAGCCATTACCGATCTGCACCGCCAGACGGTCGCGAGCAAGCTTGCAAATGTTCAGCCGGCACCGGGCAGCAATCCGAAACATAAGCTTTATGCCATCACAGATATCCTCAGGGAATTGCTGACGAGTACCACACCGTCGGAGCTGGTGGACGTCGATAAAATGCTTCCCCCTGATCGTAAAGCCTGGTTTCAGTCGGAGCGTGAAAGGCTCAAGTTTCAGCAGGAAACAGGGGAGCTGATCCCGGCGTCAGAAGTCACCAGAGAATTTTCCTCCATGGCAAAAGCAATGGTTCAGGTGCTGGAGACGTTACCCGACATTCTTGAACGAGACTGCGCCATGACCCCTTCCGCAGTTGTCAGGGTGCAGCAGGTTATTGACGATCTGCGCGACCAGATAGCCCTCAAAGTTGAGCAGGCCGACTCACCAGAACAGGAGGATATGCCAGAAGAGGAGTAAATCATGCGACAGGCCACGGCAGCGGAAGTCAGGCGTAACGCTTCCGCCATTCTCAAAGCCCCGCGCCGTATGCCTGTGGCTGAGGCGGTTCAAAAATTTATGCGCGTACCTATGGGAGCCGGTAACTCGGTACCGTGGGACCCTGCTGTCGCTCCCTATGTGATCGAGCCAATGAACTGCCTCGCGATGCGTGAATACGATGCAGTGGTGTTTGTTGGACCTGCACGAACGGGGAAAACGATCGGCCTGGTGGATGGCTGGGTTGTATACAACATTGTCTGTGACCCGTCCGATATGCTCGTCGTTCAGATGACCGAAGAGAAAGCGCGTGAGCACTCTAAAAAACGTCTGGCGAGAACGTTTCGTGTCAGTCCTGAAGTGGCGAAACGCCTGAGCCCGTTGCGAAACGACAACAACGTGCATGATCGTACTTTTCTGGCGGGCAACTATCTCAAGATTGGCTGGCCTTCCATCAACATCATGTCCTCGTCAGATTTCAAATGTGTAGCGCTCACCGATTATGACCGCTTCCCTGAGGACATCGATGGCGAGGGTGACGGTTTTACCCTGGCTTCCAAGCGTACCACCACCTTTATGTCCGCCGGGATGACTCTGGTGGAGTGTTCGCCAGGCCGGGACATTCGCGACAGCAAATGGCGCCGAAAGTCTCCCCATGAAGCACCACCAACGACAGGCGCGCTTTCGCTGTACAACCGTGGGGATCGCCGTCGCTGGTACTGGCCGTGCCCGCATTGTGGTGAATACTTTCAGCCTGCGATGGAGGCGATGACCGGATACCGTGATGTACCTGATCCGGTAAAAGCCAGTGAGTCGGCTCATCTGCTTTGTCCGCATTGCAGCACCATTATCACCGCAGATAAAAAGCGCGAGCTTAACGGGGTGGGTGTCTGGTTGCGTGAAGGTCAGAGTATTGACCGGGACGGCAAGATCTCCGGTGAGCCACGCCGTTCGCGCATAGCGTCGTTCTGGATGGAGGGGCCCGCAGCCGCGTACCAGACCTGGGCACAGCTGGTATACAAACTGCTGACTGCTGAGCAGGAGTATGAGGCTACCGGCAGCGAAGAAACCCTCAAGGCGGTTATCAACACTGACTGGGGGCTGCCATACCTGCCGCGCTCGGCCAGCGAACAGCGACGCGCCGATGTGCTGATGCAGCGTGCGGAGGATTACGGTAAACGCCTGGTTCCGCCGAAGGTGCGTTTCCTGCTGGCGGCCGTCGACGTTCAGGGCGGGAAAAAGCGCCGTTTCGTCGTGCAGATAATTGGTTATGGCGAAAACGGTGAACGCTGGCTGGTGGATCGCTACAACATCCGCCAGTCCCTGCGCTGCAATGAACATGGTGAGGCGGAGCCAGTCCACCCCGGCGCGTATCCGGAGGACTGGCAGCTGCTGGTCTCCGATGTGCTGGAAAAAACTTACGTACTTCAGTCCGATCCGACGCGGCGTATGCCGGTGCTGGCTATGGCCGTCGACAGCGGCGGTGAGGAAGGGGTGACAGATAATGCCTATAAATTCTGGCGCCAGTGTCGCCGGGATGGTCTGGGTAAACGTGTCTATCTGATCAAGGGCGACAGCACAAAACGCCAGAAAATTATTACCAAAACTCACCCGAATAATACCGAACGCAGTGACCGTCGCGCTGATGCGCGTGGCGAGGTGCCGGTGTATCTGCTGCAAACCGACCTGCTCAAGGATCAGCTCAGCAATAACCTTGATCGTGAGACTCCCGGAGCAGGCTATATCCATTTTCCCGACTGGCTGGGGGAGTGGTTCTACGAGGAACTCACCTACGAAGAGCGCGGCGTGGATGGCAAATGGCGTAAGCCAGGCAAGGGCGCCAACGAAGCCTTTGACCTGTTCTGCTATGCCCACGCCGTCGCGGTTCTGCGCGGCTACGAAAAAATTCGCGACTGGGAAAAACCTCCTGCATGGGCTGAGCCGCAGGATCTCAACCCAAATATTCATGAAGGGGAGCGCCCCCGGGAGATAACCGTGAAAAAAAACAAAACCGTTCAGCCGCAAGTCAGGGCTGAGCCTGAGAAAGAAAACACGCTTTCCGGCAGCTGGCTGGGATCTTCCGGTAGGGGAGGAGGCTGGCTGTGAAGAAAGACGACATCTGGAGAACGCTGGTGATGGTGCGCCAGGCCTACCAGGACTCGCTGGACGGCAAGAGTATTTCTTTCACCGGCGTAAACGGTCGCGCCATTACCAACCACGATCCGAAAGCGCTACGCGATGAGCTCGAATACTGGGAACGTCGCTGGCGCGAGGTCAACAGCCGTGGTGGTTCGTACAAACTCGCTAACTTTCTGTAAGGCGTTCTATGGGCATTCTTGAAAGAACACTGAGGGCAATTTCCCCCGGGTGGGCCGCGGCACGCGAGCGGGATCGACTCCGGCTTAATGCGTATGAAGCGGCAAATCCGTCACGGCTGCACAAGGCGAAAAAGCAAAGCCAATCGGCGGACACCTCTGTGTTTGCAGCAGGTCAGTCCCTGCGGGAACAGGCCCGGTGGCTTGATGAAAACCATGATCTGGTGATCGGCCTGTTCGACAAAATGGAAGACCGGGTAATTGGTGCCCACGGGATCCATGTTGAGCCTCAGCCTCTCGATCTGGAGGGGAATCTTCATTCCGATTTCGCCGGGAAACTTTCGGCGCTCTGGGCTGAATGGTCCGTGCGTCCTGAGGTGACTGGCATGTTTACCCGCCCGGAAGCTGAACGCCTGCTGCTGCGTTCAGCACTGCGTGACGGGGAAGTGTTCACGCAACTGGTCAGGGGGAATGTGCCAGGCCTGCAACATTCCACCTCCGTACCGTTCTCGCTGGAAATGCTGGAGGCGGATTTTGTTCCGTTCAACCTTAACAGCACCGCCGGCCAGCAGGTTCGCCAGGGCATCATCGTGAACGACTGGGGGCGTCCCGTCGGCTACCGCGTTTACAAGTACCACCCGGCAAATATGACGCGGTTCAGCGCTGAACTTAAAACCGTCTCAGCTGAAAACATGCTTCACCTTGCGCAGCGCAAGCGTCTGCACCAGCTGCGCGGTATCAGCCTGATCCACGGAGTCATTACCCGTCTTTCTGACATCAAGGATTATGAAGAGAGTGAACGCGTCGCCGCCCGTATTGCCGCCGCGCTGGGGTTCTATATCAAGCGCGGTGATGCGCAGTCTCTTGGTGACGACGGGGAGTTTTCACCTCCCGGCGGCCAGCGTCATTACGATATCGCCCCGGGCATGATTTACGACGATCTGCGCCCGGGTGAAGACCTAGGCATGGTGGAATCAAATCGCCCGAATGTTCACCTCTATGAATTCCGAAACGGACAGATGCGGGCCGTGGCCGCAGGCACGCGCGGCAGCTATTCCAGCATTGCCCGGGACTATAACGGCACCTACAGCTCCCAGCGTCAGGAGCTGGTGGAGAGCTTCGAAGGGTACAACGTCCTGCAACAGTGGTTTGTCGGCCAGCACAGCCGGCCCGTTTACCGCGCATGGCTGGCGATGGCGTTGCTAAGTGGCGTTGAAGTGCCGCCGGATGTAGATCCAAATTCTCTCTATAACGCGCTTTATCTCGGCCCGGTGATGCCGTGGATTGATCCGGGGAAAGAGGCTAATGCCTGGAAAGCCATTGTTCGTGGCGGTGCTGGTACCGAAGCGGAATGGGCACGGGCGCGGGGTAAAAACCCGCAGGAGGTTAAACGCCAGCGACTGCGTGAAACCGAATTTAACCGTCAACACGGGCTGGTGTTTGATTCCGACGCCGCCAACGACAAAGGAGCGATGCCAGATGCAACGGCAAAACCAAAAGACGATCGGCGCGAGCCGGACGATGATGATTAACCCCCGTGCCAGCCTAGCGGGTGTCGATGCGGCAAACGGTCAGTGCTGGTACGAATTCCGCGCGCTGTCTGCCGGGCGCGTCGAAATCTTCCTCTATGACGTGATCGGCGGCTGGGGCATCACAGCCCAGCAGTTCGTCGCGGACTGTAAAGAAGCCGGGGTGTTTGACGCCAGCGCGGTGGATTTGCATATCCACAGCCCCGGCGGCGATGTCATGCAGGGATTTGCCATTTACAACACCCTGTCGCGGCTGAAAGCGAAAGTGGATATCTGGGTAGACGGGGTGGCGGCCAGCATGGCCTCAATGATTGTCTGCCTGCCTGGCGCCACGGTGCACATGCCGGAAAACGCCTGGATCATGGTCCACAAACCGTGGGGCGGGATCGCCGGGGATTCTGATGACATGCGTGATTACGCCGCGTGGCTTGATCGTAACGAAGCCCTGATGCTCAGCGCCTATATGAATAAAACGGGACTGGGGCAGGAGGCGCTGGAAGCGATGCTGAAAGCGGAGACCTGGCTTAACGGGGCCGAGGCAGTGGAGAAAGGTTTCGCTGACACGCTTGAACCTGAACTACAGGCTGCGGCCTGTGTGAATGAAAATAAACTGAAGGATTACCAGAACATGCCAGAACAGATTAAATCTCTTTTTACGCCGCGCGCCGAAGCTCCGGCGAATCAGCCACAGCAGCCTGCTCCGGTACAGCAGCCCGCACCGGTACAGGCGAACCTTAATCCGCCAGCGCCACAGCAGCCCGCGCAACAGATGACTAATATCGATATCACTGCGCTGGCCCAGCAGCTGCAACAGCAGATGCAGACGGCAAACGCGGAACGCGTGAACACGGTTTCCGCTGTTTTTGAGGCGTTCCCGACCTTCGCGACACTGAAGGCGGAATGTCTGGCCGACTTCTCCTGCACGGCGGAAAAAGCCCGTGACAGACTCCTCCAGGCGCTGGCGGCAGGAACTACGCCGAGTGCCGGTCCGGGTGCTATTCATCTTTATGCCGGAAACGGCAATCTGGTCGGTGACTCCATCCGTGCTGCGGTAATGAGCCGCGCGGGCTATGCGCAGGCTGAAAAAGATAACGCCTACAACGGTTATACCCTGCGTGAACTGGCGCGAGCTTCCCTTGTGGATCGCGGGATCGGTATTTCAGGCGCAGGGACTGCACAGGCGATGGTCGGCCTTGCGTTTACTCACAGCAGCAGCGATTTCGGTAATATCCTGATGGATGTGGCGCACAAGGCGGCGCTGATGGGCTGGGACGAGGCCACAGAGTCATTCGAACAGTGGACCCGTAAAGGCACCCTGACTGATTTCAAAACCGCGCACCGCGTCGGTCTGGAATCACTTGCATCGCTTCGCAAGGTCCGCGCCGGGGCGGAATATAAATATGTCACCATCAAAGATCGCGGCGAGCCGATTGCGCTTGCGACCTACGGCGAACTTTTCAGCATTGACCGCCAGACCATCATTAATGATGACCTGGACATGCTGACCCGTATCCCGCAGGCAATGGGCCTTGCAGCGCGTGCCACCGTGGGCGATCTGGTGTGGGCAGTTCTGACCAGCAACCCAAAAATGTCCGACGGCAAGCCGCTGTTCCACGCCGATCATGGCAACCTGGTCTCCGCCGATCTGAGTATCGAAGGCCTGGATACGGCGCGTAAGGCGATGCTGCTGCAAAAATCAGGCGACCGCCGTCTGAATATTCGCCCGGCCTACATGCTGACGCCAGTGGCCATCGAGTCCCGCGCTAACCAGCTGATCAAATCTGCAAGCGTATCGGGCGCGGACGCGAACAGCGGTATCGTTAACCCGATCCAGAACTTTGTGACGGTGTCCTCAGAGGCTCGCCTCGATGACAGCAGCCCGACGGATTACTACCTGACCGCTGCACAGGGACGCGACACCATTGAGGTGGCGTATCTGGACGGTATTGATACGCCATACCTTGAGCAGCAGCAGGGCTTCACCGTTGACGGTGCCGCGTTCAAGGTACGCATCGATGCCGGGGTGGCACCGCTTGACTGGCGCGGCATGGTTAAAGTCACCAAAAAATAACGACCGTCATCTGACGGTTTTTTATTACGGGGCGGCGCGTGCTGCTCCTTTTTTGTCTGGAGAGAAAAATGGCGAAAAATTATCAGCAGGATGGCAACACCCTTGATTTTCAGAATACCGGTGCGACCGATATTCATTCGGGTGACGCCGTGCTTTCAGGTGCGCTGGTGGGCGTTGCTCACGACGACATTCCGGCAGGGTTGTGGGGTGTGCTGCATACCACGGGGGTGTTCGTCCTGCCAAAGGCAGCGGAAGCGGTTACTGTCGGGCAGAAGCTCTATCTGGCAGACGGTAAACTGACTGCTGAAGCGGGTGAGGCGGCGGCTCCGAATCCTCTGGCGGGCACGGCCTGGGCTGAGGCGGCGGCGGATGCGGATTCTGTTTCGGTCCGGCTTGGTTACTGATGAACCGCTTTCGGCAACGCCTGTTAAAAGCGGATGCCCGGATATCCCGGGCATTTGCCGAAGAGGTGCCTGCTGTCCTGTCTGTCGGCGCTGAGTTGCGTCCTGTTACCGTGATTTTCGAGACGCCTGATGTCCCGGTTGACGTGCCCGGCGGGGGGCAAATTCAGGATCGCTCTCCGGCCTTCAGCGCGATGACCGCCGATATCGTGGGGCTTGAGAAACACCACGGCGTGGAGATCAACGGCACGGCTTATCGTGTGACGCACATTGGCGCTGATGAAGAAGGCCGCACCCGCGTCACGCTGGCGTATGGCGCACCGGGTAAGGTGCAGCCGGACATCAATAAGTGGAGCTGATATGGCGCGTGAGTCCAGACTGCGGCGGGATTTGCCCGTCGATATCGATGTGGATGCCATCTGGCGGATAGCGGAGCACATCGGTGCCACCCATAAACAGTTTCGGGCAGCGTATTCCCGTGCGCTGAAACGTACCGCCGCCACCTTGCGTAAAAAAGCGATGGCTGACCTGAAAGACGGGCTGGCGCCGCGCAGCCTGGATCTGGTGCGCCGGCGTCTGCTTTCCTTTCGTCTTGATCGCGCTTCTCAGTCACAACTGGATAATTTTCGTCTCTGGTTTGGTCTCAATGCCATCAAGGTAAAAGACCTGAAAGGCAGGATTAACGGGCGGGTCAGGCCTCACCATACCCGGCGGGATAAATCCACCGGGCGGTATATAAAGGCACGGCGCCAGGCAGAAAACGCCGGATTCACCCCAAAGGGCAGCCTGCTATCCCCGCGCACATTTGAAAACGGGGAAGTGGCGCGCTCCCGCCGTGAAAACCGCCGGACGGTGGTTATTCGCGATCCGGATACCCGTCGTACCCGCGAAGCGGAAGTCGATATTTATGAGCCGATGCTGAACTACATCGAAGATAACGCCTTTGCGGAGGCGATGGAGATTTTTATGCATCACTTTGAAACCGATCTGCGCGGGCGTGTGAAAGCCCGTATTTCTGTCTGAGGTTGACTATGGCCGAGCCATTACTGCTGGGGCAGTATCACGATGCTGTCACCGGCGCGCTGAAAAAAATTGCGTGGGTGCGTGACGCCGATGCCTACCCGGAAAAAAATGTCCCCCGTTTTACAGGGCTGACCACCCCGGCGGTCTATTTCTCCATAAACGGCTGGGAGCAGGGCGGCGGCAACGAGGGGCAGCTTAATGTGAATCTGTCCTGCGATTTGTTCGTTGTGGTGGACGCGGCAGGCGCTGGCGTCAGCCGACCCGAAATTTTCCTGCGCACGGCGGCGGCGGATATCACGCAGTGGATTGACGGCCAGCAGTTCGGCCTGACCAGTCTTGAGCCAGCCGTCTTTATCGATGCGTCACGCGATGAGTTTGATCCGCGCATGGATGATTACCTGGTCTGGCGGATCTCCTTCAAACAATCAGCCGCCTTTGGTGCGGATCCGTTTGCACAGCTGAATGCCCCGCTGAAAGCAGCCTGGCTGGGAAAAGCACCGGATATCGGCCAGGCACATGTGGACGATTATCAGCTGATTTACGAGGCGAAACCCGATGAGTGATATCGAGGGCGATTTACAGCGCCGCCTGGCGAATATTGTGCGGCGCGGGGTTATTCATTCCGTTAAGCATGATGGTATACCGAAGTGCCGGGTGGATCTGGGCGACATCACCACTACCTGGCTGCCGCTTTGCCAGGGCTTTTCCGGGGCAAACCGGGCTGACTCCAATCCGTATGCGGTCGGGGATGCGGTCACTGTGCTGTCGGAGGCGGGCGAGCTTAATAATGGACGGGTGTTTCCCGGCTGGAATACCGGCGGTCTGCCGGTACCGGAGGGCAGCGACAGCGAACATATCACCCGCTACGGTGACGGTACCGAGATCCGGTATGACCGCGCCGCGCATGCCCTGACCATCACGCTGGCGGAGGGCGGGACCTACAAAATTATCGGAAAGGGAACGCTCGATGGTCCGGTGGAAATCACCGACACCCTCACAGTTCAGGGCGTTACGCAAATCAATTCCGACACGAATGTGAAGGGAAACATCGGTGCAACACAGGAAATTTCTGACGGTACCGGGAAAATGAGCGGGATCCGCGAAACCTACAACGGCCATGACCATAAAGAAAATGGTGATGGCGGCGGAACCACGAATCCCCCCAATCAAAAAATGTGACCTGCCGCGGCAGGTTTTTTTATGCCTGGAGAAAATAAATGGCGAATTTACATGGTGTGGAAACGATCGAACTGACATCCGGTACGGTCGCGGTCACGACGATCCAGACGGCCATTATCGGCCTGGTGGGTACTGCGCCTGATGCCTCTGCCGGAACGCCGGCCAGTGCCAGCACAGGAACCCCAATTCTGGATAACGTTGTGGATTTTGCCGCGACAGTTGCTGGCAGGGCAGGAAACGTGGTGGTGGTTGAGGCTGTAGCCAGCATCCCTGATGAAGAAAATCCCGCAGCGATTGAGACTTCTGCTGCCTGGAATGCGGAGGCATTAACGCTGACTATCACGCTTGGCTGCGATGAAACCGGCAAGCTGACGGCAACCCCTTCAGCAGTGGCCACTGCCGTGGGCGCGGTGGATGATGTGGCTGTCACCGCAACGGGAAGCGGGAGTGGCGTAGTCACACCGTTCCGGTTGCAGCTGGCAGGCGGCGAAGATGAACCTTTCCCGCTGAATACTCCTGTGGCGATTGTCGGAACCTCGATGCTTTCCCGGCTCGGTGAAAAAGGCACGCTGAAACAGGCCCTGATGGAAATCAATGACCAGCGAAATGCCCTGACGGTGGTGGTACGTGTGTCTGAAGAAGCCGATGCAGCGAAACAGCGTGCGGCGGTGCTGACAGGGATCGGCGCGCTGTCAACTGCACGATCCGTGACGACGTACCAGCCCCGTATCGTGATTGCGCCGGGGTTCAGTGAGGATGATGCCGTGGGCAAGGCTCTGGAAACCGTTGCCGGCAAGCTGCGGGCGGTGGCGTATGTTGACTGTGCCGCTGGCGCTAAGCTGCAAGAAGTGGTCCAGCGCCGACAGTCCTATGGTACCCGCACCGAGCTGCTGCGCCCGCGCGTACAGGTCAGCAATGCCGACGGCCAGCTGGTCTATCGTCCATATTCTGCGTTTGCGGCGGGGTTGCGTGCCCGAATCGACTTTGAAAAGGGCTGGTGGTGGAGTAAATCCAACCAGGACATCAATAACATCCTCGGGGTGGAACAGATCGACGAGTTCATTCTCGGCGATGAAAACTGCGATGCAAACCTGCTCAACATGCAGAACGTCTCTACCATCATCCGCCGGGCAGGGTTTAAGCACTGGGGCAACCGTCTGTGCGGTACCGATCCACAGTGGCGCTTCGAATCGGTTCGCCGAACCGCAGACGTCATCGAGGACAGTATTCAGGAAACGATGCTGGAATACGTTGACCGTCCGCTGGACCGGGAGAATGCCGACGACATTATCGGCACCATTAACGCCTATATGCGCCAGCTGGTCGGCCTCGGAGCCATTTTCGGTGGTCGCGCCTGGCTGGATGAAGAACTTAACACCGCTGAGAGCATGGCGGCGGGCGTGCTGTACATCAACTATGACTTTGGTCCGAAATCGCCGACTGAGCTTATCAGCCTGCGCGTCCGGGTGAATAACAACTATGCGCTTGAGGAGATGCTGGCAGCATGAGCGAAAAAAACACATTACGCGTCTGGACCTTCTTCCGGCAGGGGATCCGCATACAGGGGGCGCATGAATTTACTCCGCCGGCATTGTCCATTGTCAAAACGGATTTGCGTACCGGCGCACAGGATGCGCCGTCCCCCGTTGATGACGGTATGGAAGCACTCACCTGTCAGCTGAAGTTTTACGGTGTGGACGTGGATATGCTGACCGCCTTCGGTTTTGTCAGCGGCAGCCGGCCGCGCTTTACGGCCTATCAGGGCTATCTGGCTAACGGTACCGCGCTGGGTACTATCGAGGAGATCGAAGGCTTTGTGCAGACCGTCACTCCCGACGCGCGTGGCAAGGACAGCCTGTCCGAAAATGCCGTCACGGTGGAAATCGCCGTGAGCTATTACCGTCAGACTAAGGACGGTCGCGAGCTCTTTGAGATTGATACTGAGCGCTTCTCGCGCCGGGTGAATGGCGTGGATGTTCTGTCCGGTCTGGCGGCAAAAGTACGGCTGTAACTTCAAACAATCTTACAACGGCCTGCGGGCCGTTTTTTTATGGAGATCAACATGTCTTTTCCTGGTGAAACACGCGTTATTAAACTGTATTCCCCTGTTTCCTTTGAGAACGGTGGCCTGCTCGAACAGGTGACGCTGCGCGAGCCGCTGGTACGTGACCGCATTGCTTTTTCCAAAGACCGCGGCAGTGAAGAAGAAAAAGAGGCGCGCATGATTGCGCTGCTGTGCAACCTCAGCGAACAGGATATCTGGCAACTGACTGCGGCAGATTATGCCCAGCTGCTGGACGCGTTTAACGTTTTTATGCTCCCGCCCGAGAAGCGACCGAAAGAGGGCTGATGCGGGCGATACGTTTTCTGGGACGGCGCCTGCATTTTCCCATGACGGAATACCTGGATATGCCGTTCAGTGTGTTTTCGGATTTTATCACCGACGAAGTGGAGGCGGTAAATCGTGGCCGGATTAAGCCAGAATCTTAAGGCCGTCATTACCTTTGGCGGCAATATCGACAGCTCCTGGAGCCGTTCAGCGAACAGCCTGCAAAAAAGCCTGAAGGACGTCGGAAAGCAGTCAGAAAAACTGACGAAAGACCAGGTCAGGCTGGCGGCTGAGATTAAGCGCGCGAAGCTGGCCGGGCAAAGTCTTGGCGATCTTAAACGGCGTTACAGCGACGTCTCCCGTGAAATCCGCAAGACGGAGGCCGAACAGCAGAAGCTGAATCAGCAGATGCAGAAGACGCAACGGCTGGCCGCCTTCAAGGGGGCAGGGAAAGGGCTGTTTCGCCGTGGGCTCGGTATGGCCGGACAGCTGGGCGGGATGGTGGCTCCCGGGCTGGCGATTGGCGGCGGTGGCGTGGTGGCTTCCGCCCTGGGCACCCTGATTGCACCTGCGGCCACCAACGCAGAAACGGCCCGACGGGCTGGCGTGGCGAAAAGTTATGGCGTCGATATCCCGACGTTTGATGCCTGGGACACGCTCGCGAAGCAGTACGACATGAACGGGGAGAACATCGGCGACCTGTTCGAGGAGTATCTTCACAAGGCAGGAGAGTACAAGCAGAACGGCAAGCAGGGTTCCCTTCAGGATGCGTTTGAAACCCTGGGGTTTAAGGCGGGGGATTTTGCCGGCCTCAGCGATATGGCGCAGTTCGAAAAAATCGTCGAGCGTGCGCTCAGCATGCAGGACGAGTCGAAAGCGTCGTTTGCACTGGATTCGCTGTTTGGCGGCGAGGCCAGCAAACTGCTGATGTTGCTGAAGCAGTCCGGCAAAAGCTACCGTGACCTGATGGACGAGCAGCGGCGTTATAACCTCGTCACGAAAGAGGGGGCTGAAGGGGCGACGGAGGGCAACCGCGCCATCACCAGCCTGCGCACGGTCTTCTCCTCCGCTGTAGCGGAAATCTCAGGGCAGCTGGGAAACGAGCTGGCACCGGATATCCGCCGGCTGACGGATGATATGGCGGAGTGGTTTAAGGGGGGCGGGATCAAACGTATTGTCAGTTTCCTGCGTAATGATCTTTACCCCGGCGTGCTGACGTTCGGTCAGGGCATTGTGTTCGTCGGGAAAGTGGCCTACGCGCTGGCAAAAAAACTGTCCTGGCTTTTACCGGATGAGCGAAGCGATCAGCGGGACGTGCTCAAATCGCTGGCCATGACCGGCTCGGTTGATATTGCGCGCATGACGGCGCAGCGCAATGGTCAGGGCGAATGGTTTGAGCAGCAACTGAAGGAAAACCCGGAGCTGCCTGATGATGTAAAAACATCGTACCGGGACACCCGGGGATTTTTCCGCGACGATGATGACACCTTCAACCATACGCTCGATAAATACGTGACGCCGGAAAGCAGCGGCGCGCCGTTCTCCTGGGATTCAGCACTGAACCAGAACCAGGAGACGTCTGTGCAACCGGGACATGAAACATCCGACAGGACTGCCGGCGCCTGGAATAATTACAGACTTCCTTCCTTTCCCTCGCTTGAAAAAAGTAGCGTCTGGCCCGCAGCGGAAAAACCGAAGGGATCCGCAGACAACATCTCACCGGATAAGCCGGTGGTCAATGTCGATGTTTATCCTTCCCTTAACTGGACAGCACCAGAGGGAAGAACTGAGGAGAGATCGGAATACCCTTCACAGCGTATCCCTGATGTAAAGGGAAATTCAAAATACCCGACACAGCGTATACCTGATGTGAATGTTGATGTCGATTCGTTACCGGGTACTGACAAAGCGCAGGGATCATTCACGAATAACGAACGCTACAGGGATAAAAGCGCAGACGTATTGCTCTTAACGCCTGAGATTAACTCCCGACAGTCTCCTGATCCTGTTTCTGACAGACCGGCAGAACTGTCAGGTGAAGTGGAAAGCAGTTACTGGGAAACATTACTTCAGAAGCTGGATTTTGCGGACAAAGCGCCACCTCCCCGACAACTGACCGACAACCGTCGTTTCGAGTTTCATTATGAGATACATGGCGCACCTGGTCAGGACGAAAGGGCGATCGGGGATGAAGTTGTCGCGGTGACTAAAACCAGTCCGGTATTTAACGGTGACAGCAGCATGCTGGACGGAGGACAAATCTGGTGAGTGAAATCATTCCTGTCTTTGAAGACTTCGGGCAGTTTCAGTCCAGCGCTGTTCGGGGGGCTCAGGCCGCACGGGTGATGATGATGCTGGGCGATTTTGCTTTTTCGATCGACACCACGGCATACAACCAGCTGACCCGCGAGGCCAGCTGGCGATGGAGCGAACAGGAGCGGATCGGGAAGCAGGATTTATTGCAGTATACCGGCAAGCCCGGGCGAACCGTCCGGCTTGAAGGGGAATCGCATGCTTTCTTTCGTAAGGGGGTGGATGCTGTTAACGATCTCTTCGACCTGGCAGACCAGAATCAGCCTCAGCAGCTGGTCAGCGGTGAAGGAGATGTCCTGGGCTGGTGGGTGGTGATCGACTTCTCAGATACGACCAGCCGATTCCTGCCGGGCGGCGGCCACCGAAACAAAAACTGGACGATGACGCTGAAACATTATGCCGATGACATATCAAACCCGTGACGGTGATGTGCTGGATGCGATCTGCGCGACGCATTACGGCACAGAGAATCTCTCTTATATTGTGACGCAGGTTCTTGAAGCGAATCCTGGACTGGCTGACCGTGGGGCCGTTTATCCTTCAGGTCTGTTTATCACTTTACCGGATCTGGCTCCGCCGGTTCAGGCTTCTGCTTACAGCCTGTGGGATTAAAAATGGCAGATCAGATTGTTAAACCGGAATATGCACCCGCTTTCAGCGTCAGCGCTGAAGGAAAAGATATTACCCGTGCGCTGCAACAATGCCTGGCAGAGCTGACGCTGACTGATTACGGCGGTGCCACGGCAAAAGCAGATGAGCTGAAAATCACCCTGCTCTCGGAAACGCTCCCCCTTCCGCCAAAAGGCGCTCGTCTTCGCGTGGCGCTGGGTTTTAATGATCATCTGGTGGATAAGGGCTGGTTCGTGGTTTCCGGCGTGGCCAGCAGCGGTCCGCCACGTCGTATCGAAATTTATGCCACCGCTGCGCCAATGAACGCGCAAAAACAACCGGGTGATGTGATCAGCCAGAAAACACGCAGCTGGGATAACCTGCGACTGGCGGATTTGGTTAAAACGGTAGCGAAAGAAAACGGACTGGTACCAAAAGTGGCCGCAGAGCTGGCCGACATTCATATCGACCACGTTGACCAGGTGGCAGAATCGGACGCCAATCTGCTGACGCGCCTGGCCCGAACATGGAATGCTGTCAGTAAACCGTCGGGCGGATACTGGCTCTTTCTGCGTCAGGGAGCCACGGCAAATGCTTCCGGCGAACAGACCGCAGCTCTGATTATCACACCAGAAGAGGTGTCAAACTGGTCTTACAGCGAAGGAGAGCGGGGCAGTTCGACAGGGAAGGCCACCGCCAGCAGTGGTAAGTCTTCAGGCAAAATCGGCGTACGTTATTACGATGAGGCTGATGGGAAGACCAAAACCACCACGGTTGATCATGATGGTCCCTCAATGGCTAACCCGTATACCCAGCCTGTAAAAGCTACTGCCGATCAGCAGGCCAAAGCGAAAAAAACGCAGGCCCGCCGCAATGAACAAAAAATGACAGTAACGGGGCCCTGCCGACCCAGACACGTTCCTCTTACGGCAGAGTCTGGCGTATCCACGTCCGGCTTTGGCGAACGGGAAGATCGCGCCTGGGTGGTTGAGTCGCTGGTGTTTTCCCTGACACCTGCGGGTTTCAGTTTCACATACAACCTGGTGGTTGATATTCGCAAGCCTGCGAAATCCTCAAAAAAATCCGGCAGCAAGGATAAGACCGGCCCGGATTACTTCGGATAACTCTCAGCCATCCGACAAACAGATACGGAAAATACTATGAACGGTGTAAACAGCCGGACCGGGAAACACCTGTCTGGTAGCGATCATCTGCGCCAGTCCGTCAGCGATATTCTCTCCACGCCCGTCGGCAGCCGTGTACTGATCCGTGATTATGGCAGTGACCTGTTTTCGCTGGTTGATAACCCTCGTGATGACCTGACCAGGCTTCGCATTATCGCCGCGACCGCCTCGGCGCTGGCACGCTGGGAACCCCGGCTTAAGGTCACGCGCGTTGTCGTTTCTTTCCCGGCTGACGAAACGGGGTGTGTGGTGGATATCGAAGGGATTAACAAAGAGAACAATCTTCCTGTCAGCACCGGAGGCATACCGATTTATGGCAAGCAGCTATGACGTAATTAACCTGTCCGCCCTGGCGGTGCCGGATGCCATCGTGGTACCGGATGCCGCTGACATTTTTACCCGCTGGCTGGCGCGCCTGCGCGAACTGGATCCGGAATTTGATGCGCTGGTGGAATCTGACCCGGCGTATAAACAGGGTGAAATCAACGCCTACCAGCTAACCCTGGCGTTCCAGCGGGTTAACGACGCAGTACGCGCAGTTTTCCTTGCCAGTGCCAGAGGGGCCGATCTCGACCAGCTGGGCGCGGCCTTTAACGTTTCCCGTCTTGTGATTAATCCCGGCGATCCGGATGCGGTTCCCCCTGTCGACCCTGTTTATGAAGACGACGACGCTTTCCGGGAACGTATACAGCTTTCGTGGGCGCAGCTGAATACGGCCGGCGCGCGTAACGCTTATCGCTTTCATGCCAAATCTGCGGATAACGATGTGCTGGATGCGGACGCCTACGGGCCTGAAACCCATAACCGGCCCGGCGAGGTGGATGTGTACGTGCTCTCGCGCACAGGGAACGGTCAGGCAGGACTCATTCTTATTGAAACTGTCATGAACACACTGAGCGCGGATGAAGTCAGGCCGCTCACCGATTTTGTCAGCGTGAAGAGTGCCAGTATCGCCAGCTATGCCGTTAAGGCTGAACTCGAAATACCAGACGGTCCGGATGCACAGACGGTCCTGGAAAACGCGATCAGTACGCTGACGAGCTACACACAGCTTTCCCATCGTATTAACGCCATTGTACCGCTTTCCGCGATTTACTCGGCGCTTCAGCAGCCCGGTGTGGCCCGGGTCAGGTTGATCAGCCCGACGGCAGATCTGGAAGCGGCCGCAGGACAGGCTCCGTGGTGCAGCGCGATAAACGTCACCCGTAAAGGAGGTGTGAGTGGATAAATTTCGATCTCTGCTTCCACCTTCAGCCATTCACCCCGAACGGGCGCAGGAGCAGGCGGGCACAGAGCTGATCACGGCGCTGGATACAGACATGGTACGTAAGGTGAAAAACCCTGATACCTGTCCCGCACATTTGCTGCCATGGCTGGCCTGGGAATTTGCGGTGGATTCATGGGAAGAGGCCTGGACCGAGGAAGAAAAAAGGCAGGTGATCAGGGATGCCGCTTATGTCCATCAGCACCGGGGCACCGCCGGGGCGGTCAGGCGTTCGCTGAGCGCCGTCAGCCTCCCGACCACCGTGATTGAGTGGTGGGAGGATACACCGCGCAAGGATCCCTACACCTTCCGCGTGGAGGTTTACAGCTTACAGGCTGTTGACGAAGCGCTTTACCAGCGCATACGGCGCCAGGTCGATAAAGCCAAAAACCTCCGCAGCCTGTTGACCACTATCGATGTGATCGCCGATCTGGGTGCGAAGGGAACTTATTATGCCGGCGGTGCTGTTACCGCCTGGATTGACGTTGTTATTGAGGCCGGAGAATAACCATGGCTGAGAAGTATTACAGCATTCTGACAAACCGGGGCAAGGAGCTGGAGACGCAATCCTCTGCAACCGGGAAGCCCGTCATCATCAAAGATTTTGTTGTGGGGGACGGGAACGGGCAGGCCGTTAAACCGGATCCTGCGCAGACGAAGCTGGTGCGTGAGGTATATCGCAGCGCAATTTCTGCACTACAGGTCTCTCCGGATCAGGCGAACCAGTTTATTGCTCAGCTGGTACTTCCGGTTGCCGTTGGTGGATTCGTAGTCAGGGAAGTTGGCCTGCTGACAGATGCAGGCGAACTATATTCTGTTGCGAACTGTGCTGCCATTGAAAAGCCTGAAAACGGTGTCAGCGTCAGTTTGCAATTCCGACTTGCAGTATCAGAGACGGCGGCAGTTGAATTAAAAGTGGCTACTGGCGATGGTCTTTTCCTGCGGATCGATCGAAATCTTGGGGAGATCGCTGAGCATGGTCCAGGGGCACAAAAAAGCGCGCGAGAAGCGATAGACGTCGTTGATGCGACCATATCCCGTAAGGGGCTGGTGCAGCTCAGTAATGCTACCGACAGTACGTCGGAAGGGATGGCGGCTACACCAAAGGCAGTTAAGGCAGCATACGATCTTGCGGACGGTAAATACACGGCACAGGATGCTACCACAGCAAGAAAAGGTATCGTCCAGCTCAGTAGTGCAACCGACAGCACTTCGGAGGTGATGGCGGCCACGCCAAAAGCTGTTAAGGCAGTAAATGATGAATTGGCGAAAGTCAAAAATAGTCTAGGGACTGCGTCCGGGAAGGATGTTGTCACCTCTCAGACCGATACTACGGCGGGCAGAGTGTTGACTGTTGGATATGGGGGGGTAGGTGGTACAGCTCCACGGACAGCCGTAGCTGGGGCGAACAGTTATGACAATATTCCAGCCGGATTGCCGTCTGGCTTCTGGACGCATGCTGTTGATGGTGGTCCGTACGCTCACACAATTACACTGCTACAGGATGGAGGTGGAAACAGGGACGATAGACATCTGATTATTCCGTCCAGTAATACAGGTAAAATTGCGATTCGCTGGGATGCCGGGCAAACAAAGAGTTACCAATATCTTTATACCGACAAGAATAAACCTACAGCCGCGGACGTGGGGGCGGTACCCAGCGGGCGCAAGGTCAATGGCCATGCGCTGAATGCTGATATTAACGTAACCTCTCAGGATATTTTCAACGGTCAGGCGATCGGGCTTTCGACTGAGGATTTGGATACGCTCAAAACGCCGGGCATTTATTACCAGCCAGCGAACGCCAATACCTCAGCCGCAAGGCACTACCCCGAAAATAACGCCGGAACGTTGATTGTTTATAAAAATGCCGGAGTAACGCAGGTTTACAGGGTTTATAACAGTTCCAGAAGTTATACCCGGAGCCAGTATTCAACAGGCGCCTGGACTGCTTGGACGCCTGTTGATGCGTTTCCTGTTGGTGCCCCTATTCCGTGGCCGTCCGATGTGGCACCGTTCGGTTATGCCATTATGGCGGGGCAAACCTTCGATAAGGCGGCTTATCCACTTCTGGCAGCAGCATATCCATCAGGCGTAATCCCTGATATGCGCGGATGGACGATTAAAGGGAAGCCTGCGAGCGGTCGTGCAGTGCTGTCACAGGAACAGGACGGCATTAAGTCGCATAACCACGGGGCATCAGCTTCCTCAACTGATCTCGGGACGAAAAATACCAGCGCATTCGATCACGGGACGAAAACAACCAGCTCCTTTGACTACGGGACTAAAACATCAAACAGCACCGGTGCACATACGCACAGCGTTTCCGGTACTGCTGCAAGTTCTGGCGACCACAGTCACGCCCAGAGAGCATGGCGCGATGGTGGGGGCGGGAACGGCGTTTACATTGACCGTAACGTCTTTAATAAAGCCGGCTTTGTTGATACGTCTTCTTATACCGTTAATGCTGGGGCACACACACACAGCGTAACAGGCACGGCGGCCAGCGCTGGCGCGCATGCGCATACGGTAGCCGTAGGGGCCCACACGCATACGGTGGCCGTAGGTTCACACACACACTCGGTTGTTATGGGGTCGCATACCCACACCATTACCGTTGCCGCTGCTGGTAACGCAGAGAACACCGTCAAAAACATCGCTTATAACTACATTGTGAGGCTTGCATAATGGCTTTTAAATTTTCAAGTAAAGACCGCACTATCCGAATTTACAATCTCCGCGCAGATACACGAGAGTTTATTGGGGCGGGGGATGCTTATATACCGGCTAATACTGGTCTCCCGGCAGACTGCACCAATATTGCACCACCTGAAGTGCCAAAGGGAAAGGTTGCAGTATTCAACGGAACAACGTGGGAGCTGGTTGAGGACTATCGAAGTCAAAAACTATACAGCAAAGAAACAGGTGAGCGGGTCTATATTAGCGGGCTTGGTGCTTTGCCTTCTGACGTAACGACAATTGCTCCTGACGGAAATTACATGCGCTGGAATGGTGAGGGATGGGAGAAAGATACAGAAGCGGAGCGCGCAGCCGCAGTCGCCTTCGCCGAAAGTGAGAAGAAGCGGCTCACGCAAGAGGCTACGCTGATCATTGAAACGTTAAACGATGCAGTTGAGCTTTCTTTCGCGACTGAAGCAGAAGTTGACGATTTGATTGAATGGAAAAAGTATCGAGTGCTGTTAAACCGTGTTGATACCTCTGAAGCGCAAGATATTAAGTGGCCGTCCCCGCCAACTAGAAATTGATCCATGACGAGAGATTATTGGAATGAGTTGAATGTTAGAGTAGAATCGTCTGTTACTAGCTTACAAGGGCGATTTTATGTCATTCAAGATTAAAATGAAGGCGCTGGAAGTGATTGTTAACTTGTTTCGAAAACGAGTTAGGGTCTCTCCAGATAAAATTAATTTTTCACAAGTTAAAACTGTCGTTGTTTTAAACAATAAAAGGCTTGGTGACTTTTTATTTTGCACGCCTGCAATTAAAGCACTTAAGGATGCAAATCCTCAGGTAAGGGTAATTGCTGTTACGAGTCATAGTAATAAAAATTTGATTATGGATTGCCCATATATCGACGAGGTTCGATATATGGGTGAAAGTATGAAGGAAGCAATTGAAATTGGTAAGGAGCTTCGTAAGGAAAAACCTGAATTAGGTATTATTTTCCATTCGAAATGCCCTTATGATATTGTGGCGATGACTTTATCAGGTGTCTCATGTCTCATGAAACATTACTTTGGGAATGAACGTAAGGTTCTAATTAAGGCATGTGATGCGGCAGTTATGGGAGGGGTCTACCCACCAGTGCAAAATGATTTGTCCCTCGTAAAAATACTTGGAATTAACACCGAGGGAAAGAAAATGTTCTATCCTTCAGATGTGGGAGATAAAACTAATACCTGTATGAGTGTTGGTATACAACTTGGTGCATCTGCTTCTGACAGATATTTTCCTGCACACCTTGCCGCACAGGTTGTAGAAGATATATCAAATCATTTTCCTCAGTGTGTCTTTCATTTGATCGGTTCAGAAAATGAAATCGGATTGTCTAACGATTTTTACGACGTATTGAAGCCTGAGTTTGCTGGGAGGGTTGTTTGCCATATCGGCAAGACGACATTGCATGAATTGGCAATTTTGATTAATAATTTTACTGTTCTTATCACTCCAGATACTGGATGTTTGCATATTGCTACCGCTTTGCAAACAAAAACAGTTAGTCTCTTTACTGAGAAACAACAAAAAGCCAGCATACCTCAACAGGATACTGAATTGCATCAAGTGCTCTACGCCTCTGATTATGTTCTTGAAAGGAATGCCAATAATAAAAGCAAACTAACACCTATACCTACAAGTGAAATAGTTGCTGCGACTATTAGAGCCTTGAATTAATAAATAAGGCTGGTTCATTTGCCAGCCTATAAAAATAATCTATCGTTGATTAATAACCTTGTCAGCAGCGACGCGTGAAAGGAAGCCCGAACGGCTTCCATATTCAGGATGCGCCGCCACAAACTGATCAATACGTCGGATCAGTAATGAGGGTAGCGTCACATTGATTTTTTCCGCTTTTCCCATCAGGCGTGTTATATCCACGTCAACCAGGGCCCATACCGCACCGGCGTACTCCGGATCAGATAGCCAGTTTTCGACGGTCGTTGCTTCGGGAACGCTCTCGCCATCTTCAACCAGTAATTCGATGTGTGCCTCGATCGCTTCACGTACGCTTTCGATTGCGTCCTGATAATCATCACCGCCAGAGAAGCAGCCAGGAATATCAGGTACGCGAACGCCGAAGGATGAATCGCCTTTATCAATAGCAACAGGGTACAACATGTAAACCTCCAGTAGGGGGGCTTAGAGCCCCGCCTGTTTTTTGATACTTTTCAGTGTTGGTAACGGTATGTCTTTCTGTGGATGCTTTACCGTTACCAGCCCCTTTTTCGTTGGGTGTTTGAACTGGTGATGACTGCCTTTAACTCTCACCAGATACCACCCATCGGCTTCTATCATTGCTATTGCATTCCTGCTATCCATCCTCCGGCTCTCTGTGTTGTCTTGATGGGGTTATAATAACCCTGTGTTTGGGTGGCGTCAATGTTTTTTGGGGTTATAGGGGTTATTGAGTATGAGTTAGGCAGGAGTGCATTGCTGGCAGCATTTCACCCAAAGAACATTGTAGAAATACAAGCAGAAATGAATTTTATCAATAACTTATCCACGGATAATAATTGATAGGTAATAAAGGTATTGAACATTTTCACCTTCAAAATACACTGTATATAAACACAGTATTATGTGAGGTGATGATGCCACGCACAGCAGACATACATGCCGCCTTTATCGCGGCAATAGAGCTTAACCCAAAGGGTTACCGCTATCTGAGAACAGACAGCTTCATTCAGAAGTTAAGGGGCTTAAACTGGCATTTTACCAGGGCCGATGCAAATTCGTGGATTGAGCGTAACCAGCCTGGCTTCGCTGACAAGTCGACAGACGGCAGCGACAACCGTTATTGGATTCTGCGCAACATGGGGAGAGTTCTATAATGGGCTTTCCTTCACCAGCAACAGACTACGTAGAGCGCCGACTAACTCCAGCAATTCTGTGCAATATGGGTGCTGATAGCAGGGTGCTTGAAACGGATGTGGGGTTTGCGGTCATAGAGCCAGCAACAAAAAAAACGCCTGGAGAGGTGTTGCTAATTCTGTGTGACGGCCACACACAATTTGCAAAACTTATGGGCAACGCGCTCATTACGGATGATGGTGAAGCGATTGAGGGAACAGCGCTTGAAGAAGTGGAAGTGCTGGGTAGGGTGACATTCTTCATCAATCGTGCATTACATGATGATTGCCCTGCAATATAG